TTTTCCAGTGTCTGTTAAAGTCATACTTCCTGCACCACTATTTGTTTGATTGGCACAAATAGAGTTTGTGTCCGCCGATGCGGCTGCAAAAGTTTTCGATTTTACCGCTGATACGTTTGCCATAATTTTGTTCTCCTAATTTTCTAAGCTCCCGAAGGAGCTTAGAATAATATTATTATTACAGTTCAGTAACTGCTGTTCTCTCTTTGCCTACAGATAAATAGTCAATAGACATAGTTTTTGCTACAGCTTCACCGTTTTGTATAGTGAATGATAAAGCAATTTCTTCATCATCAGGTGCATTTGTATGAACACTAGTACCTACTTGAACATTATTTTTGTAAATATAGAATTTACGATCCTTTGAAGAATAATAAAATCCAAGAGTAGTCCAAGTGTCATCAGCCATTGTACCTGCTGAAGTAGTTGTTGCACTACTGTCCTTGTTTACCACTAAACTTACAGTAGTTGAACCATCTGATTTTAGAAAGTAAATACCGTCTGTAATAGCAGCAACAGGAGTTGTGTCCGTAATATGAAGTCCTACGATCATATCTGATTGTGTAGCATCGCTTACTTTAACTCTGCATTTAAAGAAAAAGTCTTTAGATGCTTCCCATAAATACGATTCGTACACAGCTCCAGACCCACCTGCCCACTGTAAAGAATCAAAGTCATCATCTCCAGCTGCGTTGGTTAAAAGAAGAACTCCTCCATCCGCACTTGTTAGTGCTTCAGTAGCAGATCCTGTACCAGCTTCAGTTGTAGTTATGACCCAATCTCCAGCAGTATATTTATCAAAATCAAGAGTTTGTTGATGAAACTTAATTGGATCAGGTAGTTTTAATTTACCACCAGAACCAGTAGCCGTTACATTTGTAAGGCCCGATGTAAAGTGTGTTGTCATATAATCAGCGCCTCCTAGCGCCAGTCATTTTCCCTAAGTAAAAAATGACCAATTTATGTTTTAATTAATCTTAGTGGTTAATGTATAGCTTAATTTTTTAAAGAGCGCAAGAGGGCGCGTAAGAAATATAGAATTTCAGCGATGTGGCGTTTATCTAAGTAGCCACTGACACTTCGGGGGCAGCATTTTGAATTGCATTTTCTCTATCTGCAATTTTAGCCTCTTCGAGTTTGATCTCATTGATAGTGTTTTTAATAGCATTATCAATTTGGACCATATTAAGAGTATATTTACCACTTTGCTCATACTCCAACTGCCACTTCAACTCCAAGGACCGTTTTTGTTTGTACAGGTCTAGTAACATCAACCAACTCCTCGTATGTTATTCTTTTGGGCATGTCTCTAAACATTCCCGTCGATTCCCAGTTTATACTCTTTTCTCCAATTTTGTCAAGGATTGCTTTTTCAATAGAGTCAGCATTATCATCAGATTCTACTTCAAAAGAAGCATAATGATCATAAGCCCATATTTTTACTAGGAATTTTCGCATTTTTCTTTCTAAAATTAAATTGTGGCGAGACTATGTCCCGCCACAAAATTTATTGATTACGCACCTTCGACACCGAAGATACCTCTAGGGTCTGACACGCCAAAAACGTATCTTTCTCTAGCTTTGTATCTAACATTGCCAGTATCAAAGTCCCCTTCCATCTTAGTAGTAAGAGGAGCTCTGTTAAAGTGTTTCATTCCATTTGGAACATCTGTAGTAATGTACCAAGAGTCAGTATCAGTTAAGAAATTATTCACTCTATAACCTTGAGGAATCATTCCTAGTGATTTGACTGCATTGATATCATTATCAGCAGTACCAACTCTACCTTGAGATTTCATCAATCTCTCAGCAGTAAATTGGTTCGCCGGTGGCACAATCATTTTTACACCTTTAGCTGCAATTTTTAAACCTCTTTCATCAGTCATAGCAGCGATATCTATCAGTGCTTGTTCCAATGAAGTTTCGTTTAAGTCAGCTTGTGTAGTTAAAGTATTTTGAAAAGTACCTGCGATCGTTGGATGCGCAGTACTAAACAATTGTTGGCCGTCTCCTGAAGTAAATGAACTCAATGAAGGTAATCCATTATTCAGAGGCGCAGCCCCTTTAACTTGTTTTGTTTGTGACATCGATCTTGCTAAAGCTTTTGTGTATCTAGAAGCAAGTCTGTCATACAGGTTGTCTTCAATAGCTTCCTCAGTGATAGCAAAAGCGAGAGCAATTGTCTCGTTAGTGTATCTTGCTGTGAAAGTTTCTTGTGCATTATCAAAAGCTACACCAGAACCTTCTGGTTTTACTCTTGCTTGCGCGAAACCTGATAACATAACTTCTTCTTCAAAAGCTCTATCAGATGATTCAGTAACGTAAATCTCACTTGCTTGATTTTCGTACTGTTTGTATTCCAGGCCAAACAAGGCGTTTAAACCTGGCTCTAGTTCTTTGACTAGTTGATTACGTGATATTGCCATAGTTTATTCTCCTTATGCTACGCCTGTAACGTTGTTGCCGAGAATATGCTCGTTAATCATGACTCTCCATACGCTTCCTGCGACGGATACGTCTTGATGTCCGGTATCTCTCGTTAAGCCTAAGATCTTGATCTGATCGTTTGTACCAATAGCGCCTAGGGAATTTCTGCTCGAAAATGGAGCAGTTGTTTGTCCTGTGCCCACTACAATAGGTACACAAGCCCCAACTGAATTAGCTGGATCTGTGTAATTTGTTAATAGTGTCATCGCTTCAAACATTTGTTGTGGGTCATCATAAAGAAGACACACATGATCGCTTGCTGCGACGCTAGGTGCATAGGTAGACCAAGTAGGCTTGCTTGTTGTAGGATCAGTATAAAAACTGCCGTTTAAAACGCCTATGTTAGTGGAAGTAGAAACCGTACTTGAAAGTACAACTCCTGTTGTTTCCAGATTACATAGTTCGTTATGGTAAATCGCTGCCGAACTTGACAACTTTTTCCATTCACCTAAACCACCGTTATTATCTGTCTGACCCACTTTTCTCAACGGTCTAAAACCGAATGCCGTTGAACTGTCGTTAGCCATAGCTTTTCTCCTTGTGCGAATTACTTTCGTAATTCACGGTTAATTTATTCGCTGGTAGGGAATTGGTTGTTATCCCGAGAAGTAATTACTTCTTTGTACCACCGAAGGTTGTACGAGACTGTCGATCGATTTCGATCGGCATACTCTTATGCTGGTCCTTCATTAAATCGTTATCCATTGCAGTCATTTGATCTTCTGCTTGTTTAGCAAAATATTCTTGTCTTGACTGCGCGATCTCTTCCGGTACTCTAGTCAGCACTAGGCCGCCGTGTCCGATCACCCCTGTGTATTTGCCATCCTGGATTACTGGGAAATCTCCTTCTGGATATTCGTCTGCTCTCACTAATTCGTAGCCGGATCTTAAGCGTCCTTGTACGTTTTTCGTGTCAACGAATCCCAAAATTTCAATCCTGACCCATCTGTGTCTGAATCCATTTGGCGCGTTGGGTGTATCTAAATACGATGGTGGAGTCCAAACTTTTTTACGCGTTTCTTGTTTTGTTTGACTCGCACGGGAAGTGTTTTTTTCTTTTTTCATATGCCTACGCCTCCTGCGTGTTTATAAGTTGTTTCGCATATTCTTCTAGTGGCACACCTAATTTTTTAGCAATTGCTACTTGGGAAGGTGTGAGTCTTACCGTCTTGCGACCTGCCGTTCTTGAACTACGCGTTGCAGAGGCAACGTTTTGTGTAGGTTTGCTAGTCGTTTTTTCTGCTACAGTATTCTTACCAAATTTGTGGGGAAATTCAAGTCTTATTCTTTTATCAACTTCCTCATAATATTCGTCAGATTTAGGGTCGATCCCTTCCTCTTCGGTAAGTTTTCTATGTAGATCAAAAGCAGTATATGTCATGGCATTATCTTTGCCAAACCACTCATTTTTCTCCGCCCAGGCTTCCGCTTTGGGATCTGGTGGAGGGGCTTGTCGTTGTGCAACAGGGCGAGCTAGCTTACTAGTCTCTTTTTTAGCAGCTGTCTCTTCCATTTTATGTTGAGTTTTTATTTCTGCTAATTTTCCTTGTTCATAACCTAATTGCGAAATGGATGTTAGAGCTTCTACTTCAGCTTTAGCATCACTTTGTTCTCTAGCCGCTGCTAATTTAGCTTGTGCTGCTGCTAATGAAGAAGAAATTCTTCCTTCCATTTCATCGGCATAGTTTTTATCTAAATCGGTAGCAACTCTAGTTAATTGGTCTCTTTCTCCTTGAACGCGTCTAGCATAAGATACGGCTTCTTCCCGTTGTCTTTCAGCTTCACGCATACGTTTAGTAAGTTTTGCTATTCTTTTCTTAACCCCCGCAGAATATTCTTCAACTGGGCTACCGTCGTCTGCTGGCTTACTATCCCCTTCTTCTGGAGTTTCTTTCTCAGCTTCTGGTTCGCTCGGTGTATCATCCAACTGCTCACTAGATTTCTCAGATGAATCATCGGACTTATCACTGTCTTTATTATCAGTTTCTGCATTCGTAACCTCCTGTTCTACTGATTGTTCTTTCTCTTCCGGTAAAGCTATATCTACTTCAGGTCCTGAAGTATCTAGGTCTACCATCTGTTCTTTTTGTACTTCTTTTTTAGCTTCTGGCATAGTTTCTCCTATGGTTAAAATTCGTGGAATATATCTTCAGGGTTTTCCACGGTCGCTAAAACTTCATCATCATTTAGAAGTCTTATCTCACCCCCATCTATTTTAATTCGTGATCCGGCATATCTTGCAAAGATAATCCAATCACCTTTCTTGCACCAGGGACCTTCAGGAAATTTTTCCTTATCATAACAATGTGGGCCTGTCGCAAGAACTAAACCACAAGTTGATGCTACTTGTGATTTTTCTATTGTACTATCGGTTATTAAAATTCCACCTTTGGTTTTATCTTTTTGTTTAAAAGGTAAAACTAAAATTCTCCAACCTGTAGGTTTAGGTAATTTTGTTGATTCTGCTGTTAAATCTTTTTCTTTTTTTGAAGGTTCAACCCCAACTAATTTTTTATTTGGAAGTTGGATTTTTGGTATTCCCTTTGATACTGATAATGTTTCCGCCATCTTCTTTTTGCTCCTTTTTTTCTAGCAGGCTGGATATTTCCTGACTTAAATATTGATACGTTCGTATCTGTCCTAACATATACTGATATTTTTCCATATTGTCAACACCACCTGAAACCATGGCAGCCACAATATCGTCATGACGCATTTTGATAATTCTCTGCACTTTACTTATAAAAGTTAAATCATCCATTATTTTTTCCTCCTTTTTACTTTTTTCACGGGTTTACTTCCGTACTTTTTCGTCCACTTTCTAGCTATCGCCGGTTCTTTCTTCCAGAGATATCTTCTTTGTTTTTCTGACTTAAACGGCACTTAGGCCTTTCTCTTTCTAGCCATCTTTTTAAACGTCTTTGCTAAAGCTTTTGCTCTTCCTGTACAACCTTTTTTTGTAATAGGTGTACATTTTCCTTTAGTTCCACGTTTTTTGATTGATTTATTGACGTCTTGAATCCAATTTGCTGAGCCACCTTTTTTAAGGCCGACTCTTCCACCAGCACGATACATTTGACCGCCCTGCATTCCCATGTCGGGTTTGTAATATCCGTGAGTCATATCTCTACGCGCAATACCGCCTACATTTTTACGAGCTCTAACAACGGCCCCGTGTCCTCTTAAAGCTATATCACCCATTATTGAATCTCCTTACCAAAACCTCTTTTGGCTTTTCCACGAGATTTAACTTCTCTTACAACTCTTTTCTTTTCTTCTTTAAGATTGTGTTTTCCTTTTTCAGTATATGCATGTTCTGCATCTACTCGACCTAGTTCTTCTAGTTCGTTCATTTTTCTCGTGTTAGACATATTACCTATTTATTTTTCCTCGAGTACGTTTACCCCATTTTCCATAGGACTCGTCTCGTCTATCTTTAAAAGATTGTTTCTTAGTAGACTCTTTGCCACGTCTTGCACTAATAGACTCATCTTCTCTGTCTTTGTAACCTTGTTTCTTAACTTTGCCACCTTTCTTCATTCCTGAAGAATATGGAAATCTAACATTACTTCTTACACCGTTTTGTCTCATTATTTTTTACCTCTTAACGCTCTACCAAAACCACGTTTAGCTATTCCTACTCCGACTCGTCCACCTTTTTTGGACGGATATCTCCACATGTCTCCGCCACCCATAGTTTGATTGCCGGTCCATATTTTTGGTTGGTGTTTAACTCCAACAACACCATGCCTGATCGGATCCTCATAGGGATGAAGGGCACCTTGAGACTGTGAAGTCAGTAATCTTTTAGCGTTAGCCATTGCGTTTCCTGGAAGATCTGTTGCTCTGTTTCTTAAAGCTTTGGAAGCTAAGAAACCTGCTCCACCTATAGCTGCAAGTTTAAGAGCTTTTTTTATTCTCTTTTTCCATTTACCTTTTTTAGCCATTATTTTTTTCCTCCGTTTCTAAATATTTGTGTACCCTTTATACCAAAAATTGACGCACATACAAGTATCCATAAATTAGTAAACCATGTCGGCAACGCCTGGAAATGCTCAAAGAACACTTTTATCTTATCCATAGCCGCCGGATCCTCTGACCATACCCCCCAGGCCAAAATTATTATGGGCAGTGTGAGAATCGCCAAAACGACCTCGTCCTTGTAGTCATTTTGCCGGGCTTCTAAAAGTTTGCCCTGGTATTGCTCCTCACCTCGGGCCATCTTAGATGCATGCATATGTTGAGCATCCGCCATAGCCATCTTTGTCTCTTGACGCTTCTTATAAATGTGAGTTC